CATCGTTAACAAATATAGTTTTGTAGCGGGTAGTCGTTCCAATCGGTTCCTGCCACAGGGGGGATGAAAACGTCCACTTCGATACCCGTTTTTTTGATTCGGTTTGCAAGTTGGTACGCTGCCGCTTGGCCCGTGAAGCTTTCATCATTGTCCCCAAATACCGTAAGTTTTGTGACCCCTTTAGGCGGGTTAAAATGGATCAGGTTAGGCGCACTTATCAAAGACCATGTGGGTATGCCAAACTGCTGAAATGCTGATATGGCGGTCTCTACGCCCTCGGCTATGCCCATAGAACCATTTGCAAGGGGCATAAACAGGCGTATCCCCGATCCTTTAGGCAATGCACCCTTCATCAATGCCCTGCCGATCTTGCAGCCCTCTTTATCAAGATATGTGCGGTGTATCTGACAAGACGCATCATCGGGCCCATTTACTTTGCACAAGATGATGGTTGTATCGTTTTTTGTTACATACCGCATGACCCCCAATGGGTTGTTGTATGGCACATTACGGTCTTTGAGGTACTTGTTGGCTACCAAAGATTCTTCGATAGGACGTGAGCGTTTCCAGAGGTCGATCATCAATTGCAAATCGCCATCAGTTCTGGATTGCACCTTCTGCTTAATATCATTTGCAGTTAAGCACTGTTCTACCGACTTAGCGGCATCAGGGTAAGACCAGCTAAACAACCGCATGACAAGCTCGAACCCGTTGCCAGTGCCGCAACTGTTGCAGAAAAAATAGCCCTCACCGTTCAAATTGGTGAACCGAAACCGATCTTTGCCTCCGCACATTGGGCAGGGGCCGTGCTTGTTTGTAAGGTATTTTGTATCAACGCCTAGTTTCGGCAGGATCTCGTGCCACTTGTTTCTAGCCAATTCAGTCGTGTTCATTTTGCTTTCCTTTTGGCGTAGGCTATCTGCCTTGATTTGATATAGTTTACCGTATCTTGCGTGGCGAAACAGGGTAGTACATCTTGATAGTGGTTTGGCCAAACTTTATAGCGTTCCTTAAAAAGATGCGCTGCCCAACCTTTTGAGTATCCACGTTGGAGTGCATACCATTTGATCTCAGCGAAAAACTGAGCCTTCTCAGTGCTAGTTGCTTTTCGCCCGGTTGACTTAACCTGATGTAGTTCGCCTTCTTCGGTTTCAATATTATTTGTCGCCACAGCTTTGAAGCCACACGCAGGACACGTCGAAACCTTAGCAGGGCGAAGATAGTGGCACTTGGGGCACTCTTTGGGTAGGGGTTCTTTACGATCGGCTTTCTGTACATTGCGCTCACCCTGATCAAGAGTATCCTTGACTATGTCCGTAACAAAGCCAAGGCGAGAAGTAGTAGAGCTATGGTCAAGGATAAGGCAATCATCTTTACCGGGATGCCGTCTAAGTCCTCGTCCGATAATTTGAGTGTACAAAATTTCGCTGCGAGTTGGGCGGCACAAGATAATGCAACTAACGAACGGTAGATCCACACCAGTAGTAAGAACACCCACGTTACAAATAATATCAAGATCGCCAGCGCGAAATAAAGCATTGATTCGGTCGCGCTCTTCAATTTCTGTAAATGCATCGACATATTCTGCCCTAACCCCAGATTGTTTGAATTGTTCACACATATGCTTGGCATGCAGGCGGTTGACGCAAAAACATAGTGTTGGCCTGCCTTCGCCTTTTTTTAACCATGTATCCACCACATCGGCAATCAATTCGTCGCTGTCCATCACATTGCCTAGATCACCCTCGTGGTAATCCCCGGCCAATGATCGAACACCGCTTAGATCAGGATGCGCTGGTGCGTATGCAACAAAGCCAGACAGGTGACCTTTATCAATCAGATCCTGCGTTGTCGTGCCTATGATCAGTTTTTGGTAAATGCGGCCTAGACCTCTAGCCCAAGGCGTGGCTGACAAACCGATCATCGGTGTCGAACCTTGGCAGATGGTCATATACAGCTTGAATACGACATGGCACTCGTCAATGACCCACAGATTTACATTTGGCAACTCTCGACGGTTAAGCGTCTGCACCGATGCAATCTGGATTGGTCGCCTCCAATCTGTACGCTCATGCATGGCCTGAATTACACCGATGTCTTCATCAGGTAAGCCATCGGCAATGAATGAATTAACTGTCTGGGTGATCAGAGATAGGGCAGGAACAACAAAGCAGACCCGTGAGCCCTTTTCTCTGGCCATACGGATGATTGCACCCGCCACAGCCGTCTTGCCGCCACCTGTCGGCATTTGCAGCACGACACGCTTGTTGCCCTCACGAAAGGACTGGCGAATTTGATCTATAGCGTCTGATTGGTAGTCTCGGAGTTTTTTCATGTTTGGCACTTAATTTAAAAAGACCCCAGCACCCTTGGAGCAATGCTGGGGTCAAGTTTAGGGAGGAAGCTAGGAGAAACTAGCATCTTCATAATATGCGGAAGGCGCGGTTTGTAAAGCACCTTGTTTTTTCAGTTTGTAATAACCGTGCATGACAGTGGCGTGGTCAAGGCCCATTATCCTGCCGATCGATGAGAACGACATATTCATGTCATCCCTAGCCCGGACAAACACTTCTTGCCGCACTCTGACGACAGGGTACCTGCGGTTGCGCTCCATCACTTCTGCCGGGTCAATGCCATGCATCGCGGCAACTTCTTTTAGCATTTTGATAAAACGGTGCCTGTGCGTGTTGATAGAAAACACGGTTTCTTGCTCTGGTTCGTTTTTAGGCTTCTCAGGCGGCTGCGGGGCTCTGAGCCCAGTAGGGCCGCTCAAACCATACAAACGCCCTCTGATGCCCTTGTAATGCAATCTTAGCTCGTCAACATAACCCATTGGTTCTGTGCCTCTTCATCATCATGATCGTAAATGTACACCGTCATGGGGTCGCCTTCTTCTACCCACTCGGCAGCAAGGGCTTTACATAACGAATCATCTGGTACGATTTTGCTTTTTACCAGCAGGTCACTGGTGGCTTTCAGTAGGTTATCCAGATCTCGGCGGCGACGATCGGGCCGTACCGCTACAATATGGATGATGTAGTTTCCGTTAATCAAGTCGCGTGTTTGTTGTTTTATAAGCCACCCGCACTCTTCGAGCCAGTCCTTGTACTTTTTGCTCTTGAACGTCCGGCCCCGCCCCTGTTCCCACAGCTGGTTCGCGCTTGGGGCCAGAGGCAATCTTAGTGTGATCATTAGTAGTATACCTCTCGCCAGTAAGGTTTGACTGCACTCGTATTTGATGGTTCGGCCAAGTCCAACACTCGCCTGTGTCGTCCTGAAAACACACCCACATTAGATGATGCTCAAAACCATAATCAATCAAGAAGTGGCAGAAGGCTTTCCCCTTCGGCGTGAGCAAGGGAAGTGGAGTACTAAGTTCGATCATCATTTTTTGCTTGCCAATCGTTTGTTTTGCGTCAATAACTGCCCCTCTAACCAAAGGAGACACCGAAATGACCACCGAAGGTATAACAGCATTCAATGATTTGATCACGCTTTTTTGTTGGCTGATCATCCTCACGCCGATCGCATTAGCTTTTAACGCATGGTTAGCCGGGAAGATCCCACAATGAAGAATTTTACCCGTATCCGTGCTGAAGTTAACAATCTTCTGCATCTGTATCCCGAATTGCTGACCGACACTCAGCTGCGTTTGGATATGCTTGAAGCAGAGGTTAATTTTGACAATGTGGTTAACGAACTGATCGACAGCGTTATCGTGGCTGAGTACATGGTCAAGTACATCCAGAAGCGCAGCGAAGAACTGAAAGAACGGCAAAGCCGCTATGAATATAAGGCGCGAAACCTGCGTCAGAGCATTGCGATATTGCTAGAAGATGCCCAGTTGAAAAAATTTGTCGGCATTGAGAAGACCGTGTCAATTGCTCAAAAACCTACATCAGTGGTTATTGTTGACGAAAGTCAAATACCAGATAAGTTTGTTCGTGTTAAGAAAGAGCCTAACAAAACAGCCATTAAGGATGCCCTCATAAACAATGAGGATGTTCCCGGCGCAGCCCTATCAAACGGTGGTACCACCCTACAAATGAGGTAAATTATGGGTAAGCTTGAACCAAAACCAGACGCTCAATTTATGGCCATTCAAATCATTGCCGATGCTCTACATGAGGTCATGGGCAAAGTGGCATATGTCCAAAAAGACGCAACCAACGACTTTCATAAATACCGTTATGTGTCCGAAATGAAACTGCTTGATGCCCTTCGACCAGCAATGGTTGATGTTGGGTTGATGCTGATCCCATCGTTTGAAAGCGGTGCCCTCGACCATGTCACTGGCAATACTGATATCATCATGTCCTACACCCTGATGCACAAGTCAGGTGCTGTATGGCCTGAGAAGATCCGTGTGCCGGGCTGTGGCAACGATAAGAACTCCAAGGGCATTGGTGACAAGGGTGTCTACAAGGCAATGACAGGCGCGAACAAGTATCTGCTGTTCAAGCTTTTCCAGATTGCCACAGGTGATGACCCAGAGGTTGATGCTGCCCCTCAGCAGGCTGCTACCAAACAGCTGCATCACGATGAGCTTGTGGAAACTTACTTGCAGGCATCCCAGCACATGGTAAATAATTTTACGTCAAGCGAAGAACTCAAGGCATGGTGGAATGATGCC